GGGAACTACTATATCAGAATCTGCGACAATTCGGTTTGTTGATGATTTCGCAATTAGAGGTAAGGGTAACTTTGGACCAGGTGGAACGAATAACACAAGCGAAGTGAGCAATGGCAACTGGTTAACAGGATCAGGAGCAGTTGCGAGTGATTTTGATATCAGAGCAACGCTGAACGGTTCGGTACTAGCAGATGGCACTTATAGTGTTGGAGGAACATTTGGTACATGGTTTAACTTCGGAACTGCTACGACAGCACAGTTAACTTGGTCGTTGATTGCCTCAAATTCTCCAGCTAGCACGGAATCTACGGCAGACATTACGTTTGAAATTAGAGATGCTTCTACTCTAAGTGTTTTGGACACCTATAATTCTTATGATCTAAGGTTCCGAATTGATGAGATAGGAGGCGCATAATGACAATTGATTACACATATACTGTCAATTCGACAAACTATAACCCCGCTGCTACTACATGGCATTTCCGTGTCGTTTCTCGTGGAGCAGGGGGCGGCGGTACTGCTGGTGTAGTAGTAAATGACTTCGATGTTGCTTCGGGCACTCAAGCAATGGTTGGTAACACAACTGATATTGTTTTGGGAGTAAAAGAACAAACTGGCACAGAAGGCACTAGAAATTTCACCTTAGAAGCGGCAGATAATGCATCGTTCACTGGAAAAGTCACGCTAGATTTTCAGGTTGAAGACGGTAATGCCGCAGCATCTCCGACATATGTTATTCAAGGTTCAGATCCGCTTACTGTTAGTGAAGTTGCCTCCGCACAAACTATCACAGTTAACACTACTAACGTTACAGACGGAACTACTTTGTATTGGAACATTACCACCGATGCTCCCGGATCAACGCAGGCATCTACTGACTGGGCGGCATATAACTCAGGTGGTACTGGATTTACTATCAATAGCAATACAGGTAGTTTTTCAATTGACGCACTTGCGGATACTACAACAGAAACTGCGGAAACTTATTACTTGCAGGTTAGAACGGGTAGTGATACCGGAACAAGTGTTGACTCGATTCAGTTAGACATCACGGATGATAGTCAATCTGCTCCAAGTGAGTCTCCTCAATGGATTAATGCCACTGGCGCTGGAACAACAATCGGCAATCCATATACTATTGCAAGGGTAAACACCGGACCTACGTCTGCTGCATTACGGATTAGTGGCGACACTGATACCGGTGGTGGCGGTGAATATTTGAGAACTCAACTTGCCGCAAATGACTCATCATTCCTAGATATAGGGGATTGGTTAGACAGTTTAGTTGGTTTCGATGGTACATTATGGGAAGTCCGAGGAGTCGTAACTGATGATGGCGGAGGCGATGGATTATTCGTTGCACCTACGGGTTTCAACGATTTATCTGAAAACCGAACATATAGTTTAAATTACGAAGGCGAACCTGGGTCTAGTCTCAATGCTAATAGAGAAGTTACCTTTACGATTCGTGAAATAGCAAACACATCAAACTCAATTACTTTTTATATTAACTTTACCGTTACCGTGGATCTCTCCTAATTATGGAACATAAAGATAAAAAAACACCCGAAGAAAAGGTAGAGTATGACTACGATTACTCTCGGGCTACATACTATGAACTAATTGAAAAGGGTAAAGAGTCTCTTGACCTTATGATCGAAGTTGCTCGTGAATCAGAACACCCTCGTGCGTTCGAAGTGTTATCAGGTATGGTCAAAAACATATCCGATGTCAACGATAGACTGATGGATCTGAATAAGAAACAAAAAGAAATGACAGCACCTGATAAACACGAAGCAAAACAAATTACAAATAACAACGTGTTTCTAGGAAGTACAACTGATTTACAGCGATTATTAAAGAATGAAATGAAGGTGATTGAACAAGATGACACAAGCGCTTCGAATGTCGAATGAAACATATCAATACAATCATCTTGTAAAAAAAGACGGTGTCGTCCAGGACTGGACGCAAGAACAGGTTATAGAATATGCCAAATGCATGGCGAATCCCTCGTATTTTGCTGAAAAATATGTCAAGATTATTTCATTGGACAGCGGTTTGGTTCCATTCGATCTGTATCCATATCAAGAACGTATGTTCGACCATTTTAACAGTAATCGGTTTAACATTGTACTTGCTTGCCGACAATCTGGCAAATCAATTTCGTCTGTCGCCTATATTCTCTGGTATTCAATCTTTCACCCCGAAAAAACCGTTGCTGTTTTGGCTAACAAAGGTTCCACTTCGCGAGAAATGCTCGGACGTATTACACTTATGCTTGAGAATTTGCCGTTCTTTTTACAGCCTGGTTGTAAGACTCTTAATAAGGGTAGTATCGATTTTTCTAATAATTCTAGGATTGTTGCTGCTTCCACCAGCGGGTCTTCTATTCGGGGTATGTCTGTTAATTTGCTCTATCTCGATGAGTTTGCTTTTGTTGAGCGAGCAGCTGAATTCTATACATCAACATACCCCGTTGTCTCCGCAGGAACAGACACCAAAGTAATCATCACATCAACCGCAAACGGTATCGGTAATATCTACCACAAAATCTGGGAAGGCGCAAACCAAAAGACTAATGAGTTTGTACCGTTTCGAGTTGACTGGTGGGATGTTCCAGGACGTGATGATGCTTGGAAACTTGAGACAATCAACAACACAAGTCAAGTGCAGTTCGATCAAGAATTTGGAAATTCTTTTCACGGCACAGGTGACACCCTAATAAATGCAGAGACGTTAATGTCATTACGAGCAAAAACGCCTCTGCGGGTCTTAGAGGGCGGTCTATTGTCCATCTATTCAGAGACTTGCGCAAGTCACGAGTACATCATGACCGTTGATGTATCGAAAGGAAGAGGTCAGGACTATTCTACGTTCACTGTTATTGACATTACGACACGCCCTTTTAGTCAAGTGGCTGTGTATCGGAACAATACTATCTCTCCAATACTCTTCCCTGAAATTATTTATAAGTATGCAGTTTCTTACAACAATGCTTATGTTGTAGTAGAAGCAAACGACCAAGGCGGTGTAGTTTGTAATGGTCTATATTATGATCTCGAATATGAAAACACACACGTGTCGTCACTAGTAAAATCTTCACATATCGGCGTGGAGATGAATAGAAGAACGAAAAGACTTGGTTGCTCTGGTTTCAAAGACGTTTTGGAGTCTGGAAAATTAGAATTGTGTGATGAAAATACTATACTAGAAGTGTCGACTTTCATAGGTAAAGGGCAGTCGTATGAAGCGTCAGACGGTAATCATGACGACCTAGTTATGAACCTTGTTTTGTTTGGATTTTTTGTTACGTCCGAGCAGTTTTTAAATCTCACCGATATTAATGTTAAAGACATGATGTTTTCTGAAAGAATAAGAGCCATCGAAGATGATGTTGTTCCTTTTGGATTTATTGACACGGGTGCTGACGCAATAGCAGCATATGAAGCAACGCAAGAAGATCAAGATCGATATGCTTGGCAAGTAGTGCATGACCCTGAATTCTGATTTGTATAAATAAAGTCATTGAATTCCGTATTATGAAACACTTATCATAAGCAAATCGAAAAGGATACTAATATGTCACTCTTTAATCCAAATGGGTCTCCTAGTGTACTTGTAAGAGAGGTTGATCTGTCTAGCGTAGTGCCGGCAGTCTCAACCAGTACAGGTGCATATGTTGGAGAATTTAATTGGGGTCCAGTAGGTACACCAATTCTGGTGGGCAACGAAGCGGGTTTGGTAGAGGCATTCGGTGCCCCGACCACAACCGATACTACGTCCCCTAGTTCTGTTGATTTCATTTCAGCAACATACTTCTTAAAGTATGGGCAAAGTTTATATGTTTCTCGAGCAATCGACGAAACTACCGCTAAGAACGCAGCAGACAGTGCCGTAATTTTTGTCGCAAACAAAGAAGTTTTTGATGAAAGTTCTTTAATGTCTTCTTTTACCGCCAAATATCCAGGTAAAATAGCAAACTCAATATCAGTTCACGTTTGCGGAGACTCTGATCAGTTCCTCACATGGGGCGATGGTCAACCTTGGAGCAATGTTAAAAGCGCTTTTGACGGAGGTCCAGATACTTCTCCGGTAGTTGCAGCGGCAGGCGGAACAGAAGACGAATTTCATGTTGCGGTTGTAGATTCGGATGGACTTATTACTGGTACAAAGGGTACAATCCTTGAGACTTATGCTTATCTTTCTGGCGCTAAAGACGCCAAAACACAAGACGGTGCAAACAATTTTATTGTTGACGTAATTAACAACAAATCTGAATGGGTTTGGATGAGCGAAGCAAAAATTGTCGTGGCAGCTTCTGATAAAGGTTTCAGCAAAATCGGCGACTTAGTGAACGACTGGGGAGGATCTCCACACACTAACGTTAACAATGGTAGATACAATTTTGCTGGAGGATTGAACGCAGCTGCTGGCGAAGGTGATTTTCAGGAAGCATGGAATGTGTTTTCTGACGCAGATAAAGTTCAAATTGACCTCGCAATCGTAGGCAACCACGGTGGAGAAGAATTATCAGTTACTATGACAAATTATGCAACTGCAATTGCTGAAGGTCCAGCAAGAAGGGATTGCGTAGTAGTTGCTTCTCCTCCAAGAGATGCGATTATTGGAGTATCACCAAGTACAGCTGTTACTGCAACAGTTGGATGGTCTAATAAATTAAATGCTTCTTCTTATCTGATTACTGATAATAATTATCTTAAAACTTATGATAAGTACAACGATAAATATGTTTTTATCCCCGCAGCATCTTCTACTGCTGGTTTAATGGCAGCAACTGATAGAGTAGCGGCGCCATGGTTCTCTCCTGCTGGTCAAAGAAGGGGAAGATATATCGGGGTCACTTCTTTAGCATACACGCCAGATAAAACACAAAGAGATACTTTGTATAAAGCAAGTGTGAATCCTATCGTAAACCTTCCTGGACAAGGCGTTTTGCTTTATGGTGATAAAACTAAAGAGGGAAGACCCTCAGCGTTCGACAGAATCAATGTTCGAAGGTTGTTCCTCGCAATAGAAAGAGCAATTAAACTTGCGTCAGCAAATGTTTTGTTTGAATTTAATGACGAGTTTACTCGTGCTGAATTTGTAAACATCGTTGAACCTTTCTTGAGAGAAATACAAGGAAGAAGGGGCATAACTGATTTCTTGGTTGTTTGTGACGAAACAAACAATACAGCAGCAGTTATCGATTCAAACCGATTCGTAGCAAGTATGTTTATTAAACCCGCTCGCTCAATCAACTACGTTACTTTGAACTTTGTTGCAGTTAGAACTGGAATCGAGTTTCAAGAAGTAGTTGGAATCGTTTAAGCAACTCGCAAGGAGAAATAAATGGCTATTCTAGGAGTCGACGACTTTAAATCGAAATTGCGAGGCGGTGGTGCACGCGCAAACTTATTTAAAGCGACAATAAACTTTCCAGCATATGCTGGTGGCGATGTCGAATTGACATCGTTTATGTGCAGATCTGCACAATTACCTGCTTCTTCCACAGGGGTTATTGAAATCCCTTTTCGTGGTAGAATTTTAAAAATTGCTGGTGACCGAACGTTTGAAGATTGGCAAGTGACCATGTATAATGACACTAATTTCGGGACAAGGGATTCAATTGAGCGATGGTTAAACGGTATTAACGCCCATACTGGAAACAGTGGACTTGTTAATCCTGTTGATTACCAAGCGGATCTGATTGTAGAACAATTAGATCGTGATGAATCTGTTCTGAAAAAATATAATTTTAGAGGTGCTTTTCCCATTGCAATGTCAGGGATTCAATTAGATTATGCACAACAAGGTGAAGTTGAAACGTTTGATGTTAATTTTGCGATTCAGTACTGGGAATCAAACACCACAACCTAAGTTTAACACGGGCGATAAATATGGGGGGAAGCAATGAGTTTCCCCTCACTTTTACATAGGACATTATATGGCAGACGATAACATTCTAAAACTTTTTGGATTTGAATTAAAACGTTCAAAGAAAAAAGACGATTCCAATTTAAAATCTGTCGTCGCTCCTACTGATGATGACGGTGCAGGATATGTCACGGCAGCTGCTGGGCATTGGGGCACATATGTTAATTTAGACGGCGATCAGGCAAAAGATAATCACCAACTGGTCATGAGATATCGCGGTGTTTCTATGAACCCCGAAGTCGATATGGCAATTGATGAAATCACAAACGAATCTATTTCTGCTTCTGAATTAAAATCTACGGTTGAATTGTCTCTTGATTCTGTAGAAATT